CGTACACCCGGAGTGTACCCAAGGATATATGCCTCCGTCAACAGGCTTCTGATCCACGGGCGAAAGGCTTCCTCCGCATCGCGCGGACTATCGAAGCCAACTCCCTGAACTGGCAGGTCCGGGTCATAAAAACCATCGGCAGTACTGCCGATTTACGCGAAGCCGTGGAAGCTCTCGAAGCTATCAATAACCGCATCAAGGGGGCCCGATGAGTACGGCGGCGGCGACGCGGCCGCAACCGGATATGCTGCGCGTTGCGCTGGCGTATGCGGCGAAAGGCTGGCCAGTGTTCCCACTCGCTCCCAGGTCCAAAGTGCCGCTCTTATCCAAGGAAGACGGCGGCAACGGAGGCCTCGATGCGACCATTGACGCCGATCAGATTCGCCAGTGGTGGAAGAAGACGCCGGCCGCAAACATTGGTCTCGCCACAGGCCGGGCGTTCTGGGTTGTCGACATCGATCCCGATGGTATGCCGTGGCTGGAGGCGAACGAACTGTCATCCCCGCATGAAGCCGTAACCGGGCGCGGCGGGCGGCATCTGCTGTACCGTATGCCCTCAGGCGCGGTTATCAAGAACAGCGCAGGTAAGATCGCCCCCGGCGTCGATATCCGCGGTATCGGCGGATACATCATGGCGGCGCCGTCAGAAACGGTTATCTGTACGTCATGTGGTGAGACCGTAGACAAGCACCCGGCAGGATGCAAAAAGGCAGGAACGCGGCCGGGACAATACCGATGGATCGACTGTGACGGCGATGTTCCGAACAGTCCATTTATGGAAGCTCCGCCGTGGTTGGTCGATATGGCGATGAAGACCGGCGAGACCAATAAAAAGTTCTCAATGCCGGCCGTAATTCCGCAGGGCCAACGCGACAACGCGCTCTACAAGTTCGCTGCGTCGATGCGGGCGCACTCGTTCGAGGCCGCGGAGATTCGCGCCGCGCTGACGGCCGCTAACGCTCGCTGCGTGCCGCCGCTGCCGGACGCTGACCTTGACCGTATCAGCCGCTCGGTATGCACGAAGCCGCCCGGCAAGTCGGCACGCTTCCAGACAAAAGCCGCTCCCGCTCCCGCACCAGGTCCGGTATTAGTTCCGACTGGTGAGGGGGCGCCAGCGGATACCGCAGGCGTGGTTGAGGATTGGCGCAACCTGCTCATCCGTAAGAAGGCGACGAAGGCGCAACAGGCGGCAGGGGAAACGCCACCGGCATTAGCGAATCTGGTCAACGCTGTTACCGCACTCACGCATGCAAAGGAATGGGCGGGCGTTCTGGCGTTCGATGAGTTTGCATGTCGGATTGTGGCAGCTAGGAAACCACCATTCACTCGCCAGCCGGGACTATGGACCGATCCCGACACGTCTAGGACTACCTGCTGGCTGCAGAAGAACGGCGTCAATGTGAACACCGCTATAGCTGGTGAGGCAGCACAGACGGTAGCGATAGAGCGGCGGTTTCACCCTGTCCGGGAATACCTCAATGGTCTCAAATGGGACGGGCGCCCCCGCATCGCACAATGGGCAAAAACATATTTAGGAGCTGAGAAAGACGTCGAGTGTCTGTTCGCTAAGATGTGGCTTATCTCGGCCGTGGCGCGCATCAAGAGGCCTGGCGAGAAGGTGGATACGGCTATCATCCTGGAGGGCGGGCAAGGTGAGAAAAAGAGTACTGCTCTTGGGAACCTGCTGCCTACTCGCGATTGGTTCGCAGACCGCATGTCAGACATCGGAACCAAGGATTCCCTGCAGGAGTGCAACGGAGTTTGGATCGTTGAAATTGCGGAGTTTGACGCGCATATCAAGGGGCGTGAGGCGGGCAAAGTGAAGGCGTTCATGTCTTCTGCCTCGAACCGCTTCCGGCTTCCGTACGGTCACATGGTGATGGACTTCCCACGGCAGTGCGTCTTCGCTGGCACGACGAACAAGACTAACTACCTGCAGGACGAAACCGGATCGCGGCGGTTCTGGCCGATAGAATGCGGAGTGATTGACGCCGACGGCATCAAGGCGGTACGGGATCAACTGTGGGCCGAAGCTGTCCATGAGTTTGACCGTGGAACCCCGTGGTGGATCGTTGACGACGAGAACGGGAAAGCGGCGCGAAAAGAACAGGAAGCGCGGTATGAGCCCGGCGCCTGGGATGACAGCATAGCAGTATGGCTCACCGAGAACAAAAAGACGGATGTGAGCGTTGCCGAAGTGCTGATTAATTGCCTCGATAAACCTCCGCAAATGTGGCAACAGCGCGACGCTAACGCTGTCGTGAAAGCACTGTCACACCTCAAGTGGAAGCAGTACCGGGTATCCGGAAGTGGTTCGCGGCGTTATAAAGCGCCTCTGTGACAGTAGTTGTGACAGTAGTTGTGACAGTAGTTGTGACAGTAGTTGTGACAGTAGTAAGCCCTTTGTTTTGTTTAATGTGACAGTAGTGACAGTATAAACCGTGTGTGTAGTGAGAAAAAACAGGGCGGTAAAAAACACTATAGGGTTTGAGGATCGCCTTTATAGTGTCACAACTGTCACGTTGTTGAAAATAAAGCAGTTAAGACTGTCACAGCATACTGTCACTACTGTCACAGACTGTCACAGCAAACCACCGGCGAGAAGCCGAAGGAGCAAATCAGATGGACCCATTCAAAGCATTCATGCGTGGCCTGATGGCCGATGCGCGCCTGGGCCGCTACATCCCCGCCCCGACGCAGTACCAGACACCGGAGACGGTGATTCTCGCGCTCACCATCGCCCTGGCCAATGCCGTCGAGGGTGAGGCGCTGCACCCGGCACACCGGACGCTAGAGGAGCTCGACAACCCCGCACCCCGCCCGCTACGGCCGCCCATGGCGCAACGTGGGCCTGTAGGGCTTGTGATGGGGGCGGAATAGCCGACTGGATTCGTACCGGACACCACGCCTACACCACCCGTTGCGTCGCACGCATCCCGCCCCGAAATCCATAACGGGAATTTTGTACGATTCGTATGCAACCTGGCGCCTACACCGCACGTGCCATCACGCGCGAGTCTCTACCAACTTTGAGGTTTTTTGCCGGGGCCGAAAAAACTTCAAAATAGTGCTTGCGACCGACGATGATTTTATTTTATTATCGAAATTGTAGGGCAAAGTCCTTGGAAACAAGGCACACGCGGACTTAGTGGGCCGCAACCACGGAGCCTAAAGGGCTCCCTAGGAAAGCCACGCCATGAAATTTCAATACACCTTCGACAATCTCCGGGAAGAAGCCTACTCTGCTGCGGATGTCGTGAAAGCAACAGGCATCGAACCCACCGACCTTCAGATTCTTTGCAACCGAAAGCTGATCGGCTTCAAGTCTGTCAAATTTGGGGAGCGGACCTTTCGCCGGTTTTGCCTGATCGAAATATTCACGATCAAGGCGATAGAAACAATGCATCCGTTTGGTGTGGACTATGCGAAGGCCACCGAAGTGGTACAGCAAATCCGGCTTGCCGTGATCGAGTTTTTTGATTCATGGCGCGGACACACTTCGCGGCCGTATCTGGTGATCTTCAATCAGGAGACCGACGAAGGCAGGACCGCCTTTTGCTCTGGAGACCGGCAGATTGCAACTATCGCCGAAGGCTTAGTAGCGGGAGCAATTGTGTTGAACCTAAACACCGTCATTTCGATGGCCATGGGATCGCTGTTTACACACGAGCCCGGGGGCGATCCGCCAAACCCTCAGCGAGACGCCGAATAATGGCCACCCAAACGAAGAAGGCCAAGGTCTACCGCGGCGAACATCAACTCAAAACCCTGGAGCCCGACAAGGTTGACGAGTTCGTTCTCACTTGGGGAAACCAAGTCGCCAAAGTCCACCGGAGCGACGGCCAAGTTTTCCGCATCGACTTAGCCGAGAAGCACCAGCGAAGTTTCGCAAGCCAGACGATTTACGGGCAGCGCGCCGGCGACAACAGCCACTGCCAGCATATCGGCAACCGCAACCTGTTCCGCTAGTCGAACGGGTTTCCCAGAAGGCTACCGCCTTCCCCACCACTCCCAACACCCCAATCCCAAACAATCGCCGCAAGGCGAGAGGAATTCCTATGAGTGCATCCGTATATGACCAACTGGTGACCAAGCAGGCCACCCTGACCGGCATTGTGGCGAAGATCGCCGCCGAAGGCCGCGCCGCAACCGACGAAGAGAAGTCCCAACTGGACACCTTGAAAAGCGAAGTCGACGCCATCAAGAGCGGCTGGGAGTCCAACGGCCGCCGCGCCTTCCTGGCGGGCCTCCAGAAGCCGGAGAAAAGCAACCTGGTGCTGAAGGCTGGCGACTCGTTCGCCGATCAGTTCAAGGGACAGTACCCGAGCGAACTGGAAGGGCTGAACCTGGGCCTGTTGGTCCGTGGCGTCGTCACCGGCGAATGGAGCGGCGCCAAACTGGAACGGAAGGCGACGTTGTCGACGAACCTATCCAGCGCGGGCGGCTTTCTGGTCCCCGAACCGCTCGCCAATCGGCTGATTGATTTGGCTCGCAATCGCAGTTTTGTCGTAGCGGCGGGCGCCGGTACCGTGCCGATGACTTCCTCGACTCTGGACATTGCCAAGCTGTTGAGCGATCCCACGGTGGCCTGGACGGCCGAGAACGCTCTCATCGGGGAGAGCGATGTTACCTTTGGCCGCGCGTCTTTCCGCGCCAATAAGCTCGCTTGCGTCGTGCGCATGAGCTCCGAGTTGCTGGAGGACGCCGCCAACGTTCAGACCGCTGTGGAGAACGCCCTTGCGTCGGCCATCGCGCTTGAACTGGACCGCACCGCGATTGTGGGCACCGGCGCCGGCCAACCGCTTGGAGTGGTGAATGCCAGCGGGGTAAACGCGGTCAGCGGCGTGGGCACGCTGGGCGATTTCGACGACTTCATCGACGCCGTTTTCGCCTGCAAGACTTACAACTACAATCCCTCCGCCGCATTGTATTCTCCGGCAACTGGCAAGAAATTGGCGAAGCTCGTAACCGGCCTGGCCTCCGATCTTACGAAGCTGGTACCGCCGAAAGACTTCGCCGACCTGAACAAGTTCGTCACGAATCAAGTGGGCGACACCGTCGCCATCGTCGGCCAGTGGGATCAGTACCTCATCGGCCTGCGCTCTCAGATCCGCATCGAGGTGAGCCGCGAAGCCGACACCGCGTTCATGCGCGACCAGGTCCTCATCAAAGCCGTATGGCGCGGCGACGGGATGCCACTCAACCCGCGCGCCTTCGCCGTCCTCTCCGGTATTTCCTAAACTCGACCTTTCCAGCCACCTAGACAACTGGGGGCGGCGAGGGCCGCCCCACCTGGAGCCACCATGAGCTTATCCCTTCCCGAAGTTTTCAAGATCGTCGAAGCAATGCCCAACGCCACCGATGCCGCGGGCCGCACCGGGGACTATGTGTCCCTCAAGAACGCGAAGCGCGCCTACATTTTCGTGGATGTCGCGCAGGGTAATAGTGCCACAATCGCCATCACCGTCGAACAGGCTTCGGCCGTCGCCGGTACGGGCTCGAAGGCGATCACCAACACCGTCCCGATCTGGTCGAACCTGGACACGGCCGCCAGCGATACGCTGGTCCGCCGCACCGATGCCGTCGCCTACACGACCGATGCCGGCGTCAAGAACAAACAGGTGATTTTCCAGATCGATCCGGCCTCCCTGGACCTGGCCGGCGGCTTCGATTGCATCACGGTCAAGACCGGCGCCTCTAACGTCGCCAACTTGACCAGCGCGACCTACTTCCTCGAATCCCGCTATCCGCAGGCCACCCCGCCCGCGGCCATCACCGACTAATCGACCTTCGAGCCGGGGAGCCGCGCCCCATACCAAACGGCTCGAATGTGCGGCGGCCGGGTTTGCTCCCACGGCCGCCGCGCTGAAAGATCACACATGATTCGCAAATTAATAAACCGATTCATTCAGAAATCCGGCGTCGCAACTCCGGACAAGTGGCTGAAGGATTCGCAGGGCGTCGAAAGCTCCTGGGCCGGCATTGAAATCACCGGCGAGGGCGCCCTGGCGAGCTCGACGGTCGCGGCGTGCTGCCGTCTCCTGAGTGAATCCGTCGCTTCGCTTCCGCTCCACGTGTATCGTCGCACCGATAACGGGAAGGTGCGGGCGGCGGATCACCCTCTCTATTCGCTGCTCCATGACAAGCCGAACGCCTACATGACCTCCTACGCGTGGAGGGCCTCCATGATGGCCTCCGTCTTACTGACCGGCAACAGCTATACCGTCATCGAGAGAGATCTACAGGGCCGTATCATCGCCCTGTGGCCGCTAAACTCCCGCGACGTGACGCTGAAAGCCGAAGGCGGCGAACTGTTCTACGAGGTGTACACCCGCGGCGACCGGCGCCGGTACGACTTTCCCGACGTGCTCCACATCAAAGGCCCCAGCTTGGACGGGCTGACCGGCCTCTCCATCATCAAGCTGGCGCGGCAGGGCATCGGGCTTGACCTGGCGATGTCGCAGCACGGAAGTTCCTACTTCAAAAACAACGCCACCCCCACGGCGTATGTGACCACGCCACTCGCCATGAGCGATAAGGCAAAGTTTCAATTTTTGGACTACCTGATGCAGCGCTTCGGCGGCGCGAAGAACGCCGGCAAGATTCCCATTTTAGAAAACGGGATGGAAATCAAGACGGTGTCTTTCTCCCCGGAGGATAGCCAGTTTTTGCAGAGTCGGCAATTCTCCGTTCAAGACGTTTGCCGGTGGTTCAAGGTCAGTCCGCATCTAGTTGGCGACCCGTCGCGCCTGGCCTACGCTTCGAGCGAAGCCGAGTTCAACGCCTACCTGGTGCATTCGCTATCGCCCTGGCTGGTAAACATCCAGTCTGAAATGAACTGCACGCTGCTGGCCGATGATCCACAGCACATCGTTGAATTCGACCCCAACGGGATGGCGCGCGGATCGCAGGTTGAACGCTACGCCGCCTATGAAAAGGGCCTGGGCGGGCCGAACCCGTGGTTGACCGTGGCGGATGTGCGCGCCGCGGAGAACCTTCCATTCCTCCCCGGCACCGATCAGATACCCCAGAAACGAGATCCCAATGCAATTGCAGCTTGATACCCCACTCGAACTGAAAAGCCTGGACGACGCCACCGGAGAATTCGAAGGCCTGGCGGCCGTCTACGGCAACGTCGATTCACAGGGCGACCGCATCGAGCCCGGCGCCTTCGCCGCCGACGACGGGCTGGAGGTTCCCATTTTGTGGAACCACAAGTCCGACCCCATCGGCGTCGGCAAGCTCACCAACACCCCGGCCGGCGTCGTCATAAAAGGGCGGCTACTGCTCGATACCGAAGGCGGGCGCGAAGCCTATGCACGAATGAAGGCCGGCGTTGCTAAGGGTCTATCGGTAGGCTTCAAGCTGTTGGATGCCGTCGCGGGCGCTGTACGGCGCATTGTGGCGGGCGCAATCAAGGAAGTGAGCCTGACACCCTTCCCCGCGAATCCGAACGCTCTGGTGACGGCCTACAAGTCAGAGCCGAACCCCTACGCCGAACTGACCAAGTATTTGTAACGACATTCGCCGGGGTCTTTTCTTCTTTTTCTCCCCCGGCGTGGTTGGGGGCCGTCCGTTAGCGGCCCCCTCTCAAACCATGAGAGCCAGCTTGCAGAATTGGGCGGGCGGCAAGGGCGGATTCTCTATTCCCCCATTTTCCCCCATTTGAC